GCAGAAGCGCTGGTAGCAGCATTGGTCTCACTTGTTCCAGCATTGGTTGCTGAAGTAGATGCACCAGAAGCGTTAGAAGCAGAAGTAGAGGCGGAAGAAGCAGAGTCTGTTGCACTAGTAGCAGCATTACTTGCAGACGTAGCCGCAGCGTTCTTACTTGCTAAAGCTGAAGTGGCTGAATTAGTTGCGCTTGTAGAGGGTGCTTCCCATACAGAACCGTTATAGAAACGTACTTCACCTGCCGTTGTATTCCAGTATACTGTGCCTGCAATTAAAAGGTCACCGTCATTATCTGAGGTTGGATCTGATCCTTTTGAACCGAGGTATCGGTCATCAAAGTTATCAAATACTAGGTTAACAGCAGCTAGAGAAGCTAAGGCACTTTGAGCGTATGTCTGAGCATTTACTTCATTACCCGCAGCATTTTGCTGGCTAGCTAGTGCGGCATTAGCAGAAACAGAAGCGTTAGAAGCAGAAGTCTCTGAAGCAGTTGCACTGTTAAATGCGTTTGTAGCAGAAGTAGCTGAAGCTGATTGGCTAACAATCGCATTAGATGCGCTTGTAGAAGCTTCAGCGGCAGAAGTAGCTGCATTGTCTTCACTATCAGAAGCATTAGTTTCGCTTATAGCAGCGTTAGACTCTGAATTAGAAGCATTAACTTCAGATATACTTGCAGCAGATTCACTATAAGACGCGCTTGTTGCACTCAAAGCAGCAGCTGTTTCGGAATCAGCAGAGGCAATAGCACTACTAGAAGCATTATTAGCAGAAGCTAAAGAATTACTTGCGGAAGTAGCAGAGTTAGTAGCAGAGGTTGCAGAAGCTAACTCAGATGCAGCAGCATTATCCTCAGACAAGGTAGCGGCTGTTTCAGAAGCAGCAGCATTAATTTCACTGACAGAAGCAGCAGAAGCTGATGTAGCAGCATTACTTGCAGATGTAGCAGCATTTGTTTCGCTACTAGCAGCACTATTCTTTGAAATTAAGGCATTAGCAGCAGAGACACTTGCTTCTGAAGCTTTTGTAATGGATACAGATTCTGAATTAGCGGCATTAGTAGCTGAAACACTTGCTTCAGAAGCTTTAATTGTGGCAGTAGATGCAGAGCTAGACGCACTGCTTGCAGATGTGGATGCGTTTGTTTCTGAAATAACAGCGTTAGTTTCGCTCAGTAGAGCAGCAGAGGCACTAGCTGCCATTGATTCGGCTGTTAATGCTAAAGCATCTAACCATTCTTGTTCAGTACCTACAAAACCAGCTTGTACGGCTAATTCATACGCACTATAGCCTTGAATACCTTGAATACCTTGAGTACCTTGACCACCAGTACGGGATAAAGATACTTGATATTGTATTGTTTCTAAGTTTGCTGTTATCTCATTAGGACCTACAGTAATATTATAGTTAGTCATACTTACACCTGTTCAGTTGGAGAGAAACGAATTTCGATTAAGCCGCGAATAGGTTTCCATATTTGTTGTAGATTCCCTAATCCGGTATCTTGTACCTCAACATCCATAAAGCCATATACAGGTTTATCGGGTGTTGGTTGAGTGGCCCATTCGTTAGTTAAAGAGGAAGGGATAACTAATTTAAATTGATTATCTGTGTCATCTTTTTCTAGAATGGGTAAAGTTATAATTGCAGGATTATCAGATACGGTTAATGGTTTAGCACCATCACCAATATTGTTGCCTTCAATTACCTTAGCAACTATTGTGTAATCACTGATATTAGTTAACCACCCTAGCGTAAAACTAAAGTGTAGTTGTTCACCTTGAACTACAGAAAATAAAACAGAGCCATCGTCTGTTACTAAATCCTTAGATGAAGATGTTATTTTTGATCTTGACATATTTTCCTTTCCTCGATCCTCAGATGGAGATAGGTTATAGAGATACCCTAAAGGGTGGTTGGTTATACTAATATAAATACTTAGGAGGGGTACTCTCTTCTTTAAAGTCCCCTGGTAAAAAGTTAAATGTTTTCAACAGTTACGTCAAAACTAACTGCCTTTAAAATTTCGTAAGTATCTTTACGCAGATCTTCATTAATTGCAGAGTAGAGCTTGAGTACAGGTACGTCTATCATTTGTTTAGTTACGTTAAATTAAAACTACTCTAGGTAGTGAAAAACATTACTATTAATAGTAAAATATAGGGCAAAAACTTTAAAGTCTTTAATACCCTATCAAGCTCTTACTTTAATTACTAAGGAGTACCGTTCGCAGTTATAGTGCTAGCAGTAATAAATTGACCGGAAGATGTAATCTTCGCCACTGTAGTATTATTATGCTTAATTAATAAGTTACCTCCACTTTCTTCTATGGTAAAGGAAGATAAAGTATTAATTTTAGAAACAGCATTAGCAACAAAAGCAGTAGTTGCTATTTGTGTAGTGTTTGTATTCGCAGCAGCTGTTGATGCTGTTGGTGTTGCCGCGATCAAGTTCCCTGTTAAATTGCCTGCAAATACAGCACAAGAAAGTGTATTCGTATCTGGTTTATATGCTAATCCTGTATCTGAATAAACAAGTTGATTACCTGTTGTAGCCCCTGCAAATAGGAGAGGTTTGCTGGTTGTTCCTGTATTATCCGCAGTGATACTTAATTTAGAAGCATTAGTTGCATTTGTAGCTGTTGTCGCAGAAGTTGCAGAAGTCGCAGAGGTAGCAGTTAAGGCGTTACCTTCTAAGCTACCCTTGAATGTTGATGCGGTTAGCTTGTCACTTTGTGCATTATAAGTTAAACCGCTATCAGCATAAACACCCTGATTACCAGAAGTACCACCAACAAAACTAATATATCTTACAGTAGAACTACTACTGTCGGTATCTAAAGCAACTAGCACTTTCGTTGAATTCGTTGAATTTGTTGCAGAAGCTGCAGAAGTCGCAAAACCAGCTGTTGTTGCAGAAGTCGCAGAGGTAGCAGTTAAGGCGTTACCAGCTAAATTAGCAACTGTTAGTGTTTTAGTAGAAGGGTTATAAGTTAAATCTGCATTAGTTAAAACACTTGTTTGGGTAGCTGCTTCTGTACCAACAAAGGTTAAATGCCTTGTAGCAGAAGTAGGCAAATTATTTGTAAGATCTTTTGCAACTTTAACATTATTAGAAGTAGTAGCTGTTGTAGAAGTAGTAGAGGCTGCTGAACTATCTGCAACTCGGGCAGAGTCAACCCTGACACCATGTGTAGAAGTACCATTCCAACCAACTAGGGTAGGTGAACCTTCCACCCATGCAACATCAGCCTTTGTTTTGTTTAAAATTGTTGAAGTTCCGCTAGGGGCAGTTCCATTAGAAACATCAAAAATTGTTGAATTATTCCCGTTAGCCCACCAACCCAGTTGACCAACTACGTTTACCTTATTATCAGTAACCCAATTAGTTCTGTTTGTACTTAATTTTGTAGCTGAAGTAGCAGATGTTGCTGTTAAGGAATTGCCCGTACAAGCAGCAGCTGTAGTAGCGCTAGAGGCTAAACCTACTAAATTTGCAGTTAATGTATTTGTAGATGGGTTATACTTTAATCCACTATCCGTATAGGTAGGTAAATTACCTGTTTGTGCTGTTGCAAACATTACAAAATGATCTGCATTTGTAGTGTTTCTTGCTGCAACCGTAACTGTAGAAGCATAACCTGCAGAGCTAGAGCTACTTGCAGAACCACTAATAAAAATATTAGTTGCTTCATTAATATCACCAATATTAATCCACTGATTATTTGCCTTATTTCTTATTTTTAAAACAGTACTCGTAGCACTTGTATTTGCCCAAAATTGATGAGCATACGTAGTGGTAGGAGCAGTAAGATTTGAAGAAGTACTAACAAGCGCTCCCAGAGCATTATTTAGGTCTGCCCTAAATGCCGGGAACGTTTGGTTAGCAATGTTCATGTCATGAATACTCATTGTTCGACCTTTCCATATCCTTTTGCTACATAGTCAAAAGTTCTATTAATTATAGTGTTAGCAGAATTTTTAAAAACTATACTAAAACCAGATGTTGTATTTAAAGTTATTGTGTAATAATCGCCAGAAACCATATTCTGAGTAGCAATACCAATTGAAGGGGGTTCTTTAAAAGCACCACCTGAATAAATTACTGAATAAAGGTTTGTTCCAGAAGTTATATTAGAGCCGCTAACAACCCGATCAGGCATATCTATTGCAACGCCTAGCTTTCTGATTTGAGGTGATACGCTGTTATTTTCGCTTATTAATTTAATTCTGAATTCCATATACCTAGTAGTTACACTTGTTGTTGTAATTCTTTTCCAATTAGACCAAGCTTCTGTGTTTATATTACGATATCTAATTTCAAAGGAGACATCAATATCATCAGGGTAATCAGGTCCATCAAAGTTTCCTGTTCTTAAATCAAAAAAGCCACTAAAAGAATCAAAAGCCCCAGAAGAATCTAATCTTAAAAATTGCAGTATAGAAGATACTTTTGAAGTATATATTGCACCTAAGTCTACTGTATTACTAAAGTAGTAATAACCCTCAGTATAAGAATTAGTTGCATCTAAATATAAATAATTGTCAATATCTTTTAATACAGTTGCGTCTCTTGTGCCTGAAAAGCTAGGGTCTTCATCTATTTGTGAAATAACATTAAGATTTTCAATATAATTTAAATTAGTAGTAACTACTGTTTCAGTAGCCTCTAGGCTTATATGCCCAGACTTATCTATTGATTTAATAAAATATTTACCTGATTTAGCGGGAACAAAGCAGCTTGTAGCTGGTCTTGCAATCTTATCAATAAGTGTTATAGAAGTCGCATAACTTCCACCGGGAATATTCTCATCGTATGTAATAATATAATGTGAAAGATCTACGTCTGTTGAGGGTTCCCAACTTAACATTAGACTACTACCTATGATATCAGAATTCAACACCGTTGGTGCTAAAGGTGGTGCTGTTTTACCCACTACATTTTTTGATACCGTATTCCAACTACTCGTATTTTCATTTACACTAATGGTTCTTGCTCTTACATAGTATAAAGTTAAATCAGTAACATTTAAAATGTTAACTAAAATTTTTTCCTCATCCTGTGTTTTGTTTAAACGGCCCAGTCCTGTCCAAGAAATTTCTCCGTTTCTTTGATATTGTACTTCGTAAGAATTCGCTAAAATGCTAGGTATAGTTGTTAAACTTACTAATAAATTAGTTGTAATATTATCTTGCGATTCAGTTAATGTTTCAGATAAGCTAATACCGGGTGCATACCGTGAACCATCATCTAAAAAGATATTTTCTTCTAAGTTTGGTAAAGATACGTCTAGGCTAATTGATCGCACAGATACTGCAAAATCGTAAGAACCAATTGAGAGATCTTTAACAATAAAAGAAGTTGAAACAGTAACACCCAATCTCTGCCATTGATTTGCTCCATTGATGCTGTAATCAATAATATATTGCAATGGCTGATAATCTTGTGGAGGTTTCCAAGACAGCACACCTAACCCTAAAGTGGAATATGTTATATTCTCTGTAAACAATACATCAATTACCGTTGGAACTCTAAAATTGTAAATCTCTGATAAACTACGAATTGATTTTTCTTCATTGTAACCTACTGCTGTTACCGAAAATTCATATTCAATATCAGAATCAATATTATTTATAACAAAAGTATTACTAGAAGTAGTACCTAATATCTCGTATTCTTCTGCACTTTCAATACGATACTCAATTAAATATTCTTTTGCTACTAAGCCAAGGCCAGGTGTCCAAGAGAGGGCACCATTACCTCCGCTTTTCAAAAGGGTATTATTTGATGTAAAAGTTACTCCTGTAGGAGGTTGTTGTACAATAGAAATTACTCCAGAAATTATTCTGTCAGACTTAATACCTAATTTGCTTTCTGAAATAATTGAGAATACGTAATTCCCTTGCTTTAGATTGGTAACATCAACCTGATTATTAGTGGTAACGCCTAAGGGTTTGAAAAAGCTTTCATCACCCGGTTGGTCTAACAGCTCTTCAACTGCAGTTTTATACTCAATTGTATAAAATTTTGGTTTTGCATTAACAGGAACAGCCCAAGTCAAAGTGCCAAGACTAATGCTATTTTCCGTGTTTTGATTTGGTAAAAAAGAAATACCTGTTGGAGAATCAACAACAAGTTCAAATGGTAATGATTCAAGTTTTTCAGAAAGTTCATTTCCTTGAGAAACCGTAGTTACATAAAATGTGTAGTTACCACCTTCTAACTGGGGTATAACCATAAAAGAGTTGTTTGTTTTACCTATAAAGTTATACTTAGTATCACTTTCTGCTTTGTATTCTACAATAAATTCTTTAAAATTAAATTCATTAGGTACAGACCAGCTAAGTGTCCCTGAACCAAGATCTGTTCTTCTAGAAGTATTTTCTACAACGAATATATTTGTAGGACTCGGTACAAAAAGATTAATATTTGTAACCAATACAGGACTAGACTCTAAACCGTTTACATCTACTGCAATAACTGAAAAATCATAAAGGCTTGATTTTAATGTTCCAAGCTTAAAGAATGTAACTTTAGATTCCCCTAGAATAATAAATTCATTTTCTGAATTTGATAAACGATCACTAATTAGATATCTATCAATACCCGTATCTTTTGGTGCAAACCAACGAAGGGTACCTACTGAAGTTAAATCAGTATCGTTTAAATCGTATAAGAAAGCTAAATCTGTTACTATAGGTGTTGAAAAGATAATATTTAACGAGTTATTATCAAGAGAGAAATCTCCTGTAAAAGACTCTGTTTTAACTATAAAATTATAAGTGCCTTTATCTATACCTTTAAGAATAACAGAATTGGATTTAGTTATTGCATATTCAAGTGTATTATTATCAGAATCAGTATACTCAACTAGATACTGCTTTGCCCTATAATTGGCAGGGGGATCCCACGATAATACACCAAGCCCTTTTGCAGAGCTATTAGTTGTATTTCTTACATAACTTAAATTATCTACATTTGGAACAGATAAGTCAGTAGCGATATTCTCTATTCTTTCAGATAACAAGCCCCTTACTGACTCTGATCTTACTGAAAAGACATAGGTACCTACAGTTAGACCCGAAACTTCAAATGTCAAACCTGTTGCATTACCTAGCCGTTTATATTCATTAGAAGATGGCAATCTGTATTCGATAATATAACGATTAGGAATATAGCTAGTAGGTGATTCCCACTGTAATGTTCCAACAATCATACTTTGTGTTTGATTAACAAAATTATTTAATTCAAAAGTTAAGTTTCTAGGGGCACCGATTAAAATAACCTTACTTTCTAGGTTTGAACTTTCTGATATTTCTCCTGAAAAACTTTCAGAGCTAACATAAAAATTGTATGTACCTACTCCAAGGTCAATAACAAATTCAGTATCAGTGGTATAGCCCAGCCGTTTTCTAGCAGTTGTACCGTCTGAGTACTCTACTAAAAATCTCCTAAAGAAAGTATCAGTAGAGGTAATCCAAGAAAGTACACCAGAACCTTTCTCGTATACTCCCTCAAAGTTTGGAGTAAAGGTTAAGTTTAAAGGAGGCTTTGGTGAAAAGTTTAAAAGTGGAGTAGATGACCTCGCTGAGACTTTTCCTATTAAACTCCTCGATCTTACATGAAATATATAACTCCCAGATCTAAGGCCGTTAATATTAAAGCTAGTATCAAGTGATTCTCCAAATACAACATACTTAGTTGGATTTAAAGCGGTGGTATATTCTATAATATATCTTGATGGAAACCCAGACTCAGGGGGTTCCCAATCTAGCCGAGCAATACCAAAAGCACTGTTTCCTGTTTCATTAGGTGTTACAGTAATATTCTTTGGCGGATCTAATTGAAAATTAAAATCACTCTTATAGTAAGGTAATTCAACAGCAGAAGAAGTATAACTGTAGATTGAGCTATCGTAATCTAATCCTTCAAAATCTAACGTAAAATCCCTATTCATCTTGATGTTAGTAATCCGGATATAGCGTGATAAGTCGTTAAAGTCACTACTTAACAGAACGATATCTCCGGGTTCGTATATTAAACACTCATGAGAAGTTTTAAATGAATAAGTCGAAACTCGTGATTCATTCATAGTTACTTTAGCAATACCTTCTGCTTGATATACATTTGTAACACCGTTGTAATTGATGTCTGCAATTAGTGGGACATTGTTATCCTGAGATTTGTATACTGTATTTGTTTCTTCGTAGGAATCTGCGGCGAAATCTTTCTTACTGTTTGCGTAAGCTACTTTAACTTGGTTAGCTCTTGCGTTTGTGTCAGACTGACTATAGTTAATATCATCAATAAGATATGTATCATTGATAGTACCTACTACTTGAGAAATAGTAGAGACTTCAGGGTTTGGTACACTTAACTTTAATTTACCAGTAGAAGACCGAAATAGTATACAACCTACAACAGGATTTAATATTTCTGCAATGTTAGCTGCATGATCCTTGTCTGGGTAAATCGTACCGTTAAATTCATGACGTAGAATATTACGAGTTGTAATCTCCTGTTTTTCGTAAATTTTACCACCAACTTCTGCATTAGCTCTAACCACTTGATTTGCAACTAAAATTGCTGTTTCAAAGCTATTCAAGTCTATGTCGCTAAGGGACATACCCGGCCCAAACTCGGCATCTAATAGATAGTCTAATAAAACCAATACAGTGTTATTGCTGAATACTCTTGAAGTAGACAGTACACCATTTGTTATAGTTCTGATCTTCTTACCTTGTACATAGTATGCAACGTTAGGCTTACCTTGGTACTGCGGTTCGTCCCTATTCATCTTAAAGAATTCGGTAGAATAAGCTAGATTATTAAAGGTAGCGGTCGATAATCTACCCAATGTCGAAGAAGACAAGGTACTATTTCCCGACTTATTTACATAGCTCTTATAATAAGCTTTATACTTAGTATCGTCAAATGTAACATCATCAATGTCTGCCCAAACTACCTTAGACAATTCAGCAGAGCTGAGTACATGCTGGGTAATAAGTGTTTCATTCCTATCACCATTGAAAGCTGTCAAATCACCAAGTGCTGTTTCATTTGAAACGGTTGGTAACTTAAATGTACTGCTTGTGTTTGTAAAAACATTAATTGGATTGCTGATGCGACAATAACCGTATACTATTGGAATTGGGTTATTTGACCCTGATACCCTTACATTCCTTGTCGCCGCCCTATCTTTGGCGGCTTCCCTCATCTTTTTCGCTTGTTCTTGTTGGTATACTATTGAGGCAGCTGTAAATAAAATCTGAAGAATGATGATTGTTTCTACACTCATTATGTAGTACCCCCCCATTTGATTGTTGCTTCGTTAGTAGCATTATATGCATAGTCCATAGAGGTATCCGCCGGGTAATAAAGTTGTTGGTTAGAAGAGTTTGTAGACCTCTCAGTTACTTGCTTTAACTTCGTTAAAGGTCCTGAACTCTGTACTACTACCATGGGTGAATTAGCATTAGTAGACCAGCTAATTTTGCTTACTTTACCTACATAAACAGGTAAGTATTCCCCTATAGGCGAACCTAGCTCAGTGTCGATAAATCCACATAAAACTTCAATTGGAATACCTACGCTTTGACTATCAAAGAATTCGCGGTAAATGCCTGTGACGTCACCTAACTGTATCTCAAATAAATCCCTTGATATTTCTGATTCTGCTTTTGGTGGTGAGATTGAAGCTAAGCCGCCATCAGCTGAGTAGCTGAAACTACTATACTCAATATCATATGGTGCATCTGTAACACCAAAAGAATTACCTACCTTAACTAAAAAGTAGGCAATCATTGTAGGGTTATTTATTGCAGATAAAAGTGTTTGACTCACTTGTAGCATCTTGTATCCATCCTATATAAATTAAAAAATTGTTTATCTTTACAAAAGCTTCTGACTTTCCTAAAGCCAATCTTTGTAACAAACTTATTTAAATCGATGTCATCAAAAGGCTCTACGCAGTAAACAACAGGATAGTTGTTTTCTATGCAAAGTCTCTTGATTTCATCTTTGTATCTTCTTAAAACTGATTTTGTAGCAGGGACATAGAAATAAGAATAGCACATTGGCATATCCTTATCTCCTGTCCATTTAATAACAAACTCTTGCATTAACTTAAATTTTTTCAATAAACTTTAAAGTTGCCGACTGAATAACGCCACTCTCATATGTAAACACAGAGTTTTCTGGTTCATTTAAAACAGTAGCTAGTATATCCGTAGCTAGCACTGTAGTAGTGCTAGCTAGTAAAGTAGTTAATGAGGGTGAAATCTCTAGTATCGAAACACCAGAGTTAACCTCTACACTATTTTTAGTAACGTATATCTTGTTATGGTTTGAAAATCTAATAAAACGGCCTGCTGGTATTTTATAACTACTATTAGAAGTGATAGTTATACTAGAGGATCCAGCATTATACTGGCCAACATTTGTGATTACTGTTGCTATTTCTGTTTTATTATCTGTATAAAGATGCTGCGGTACTTCAATAGTGAAGGGTATAGAGGCTCCATACGTTAACCAATTAGCCATGAGGTCAGCATGAAGTGTATCTCGCTGACCCCCTGATACAGTAATAACAAATTCAAATCTTTGAGCATTCTTTTTAACAACTTTGCGTCTTAAGTTTAGCGAATCAAATGTCAGTGTTGCTTCATTCGAAGTAATCGATAAAGGCGTTAAATAAGGGTATTTCCCTAAAAATTCATATGTACTCATTATGTTAATATCCTCTTTTCCATAAAGTTGTTTCTAACCATATCAGCAATTTGCGGACTCATCATTAGAATCTCCCTACGAGTTTGTTGGCTAATATCACCAGTAATATTGATACTAACTTGTTGTTGACCATTTGAAGATCCACCTTGCATTGCAGCAGCTACGCGAGACTGTTGAGCTTGGTTAAGAATAACCTCTCCAGCGTGAGCGATAACAGGAGTTGCTTGACCGTAATTACCCGGAACCACACCACCATCAGCAAACGCTTTTAGCTTAAAGCCCATACCGCCTGTAGAAGCAGGGGCGATACTGTAGCTGGTACTAGCGAGTGAGGAGGTAGCTGCCCCTGCGGAGAAGCCTGAGTAGATAGACAGTCCTGTGCTAATTAAGCCAAGTATACCTGAGCCGCCGCCGCCGCTGCCACCGCCAAGAATAGACATTAAACCATCAAACATACCGCTTAATGATTTGCTTAATTCAGGAAATAAGGTACTAAAGCCATTCTTTAAGCTATCAAATGCAGAAGAAAGCTTATCCGTTACTACTGCAACCAGAGAACTCTTTTCATCATCTGCCTTAATTGAACTAAGTTTTGATTTGACATCGTTAACATCTTGCGTAACTGTTGGATTATCAACTGTACCCGTTGGTTTACTGGAAGCCGCACCACCAAATACTCCGCTGATTAATCCCCCAAAGCCACTACCCGCACCCATCGCGTTATCTGCGCTACCTGAGAAAAAGGATTCTAAAGGTGCTGTAAGTACACTAAACAAACCTTCAGTAAATCCACTCACTGTAGTCTCAGTAATTTTACTTGTAATAGAGTTTAGAAGGGAATCACCAAAAGTACTAAAGTCACTTTCGCCTTTAATCAAACTTAGCAAGTTTGCGCTAAAGTCTGACTTTAAACCACCTACTGCATTTGTACCTATTTCTTTTGACTTAGTTGACCTAGCGTCATCACGAATTGCTTTAAGGAGTTCTGGTGTAGGTTTCATGTACTGCACAAGTTGGTTAGTAGTTACCTCATTAAGGTTATCTAATGCTTTTTGTGTGTACTCTTGAACCTTACCTGAGCGTAGTAACTGATCATCTGCACTCTTTTGAGCTTGTAACAAATCCGTAATTTGTTTATTTAGCTTTATGACTTCTTGAGATGTTAACTTACTGAAATCATACCTATTCAAGTCACCACCAGTTGCAGCAGCAAGGTTAGACATGTTAACACCACCACCTTGAGCAAAAGCAGGAAGACCGGCATTAATGCGCTCGAGTAGATTACGGTTATTAGCTGTTGCTTTAGCATTAACAACATATTCACCGTTAGATAGTCTGGCTAATATAGAGTCTGAAGTACCATTACCGGGACCGGATATAGCTCCACCTGTGGCAAACTTTTTAAGGTTGGATGTTGCAAAGCTAGCCACCTTATTAGCGTCCGAAGGCTTGCCCGGGTTTACTGCACGGTTTAATGTGCGTGATATTTCTGAAACGGTTTTTAACGCATTTACTTTATCAGCTGATAATTTTTTATAATTTAGATATTTAGGTAACGCAGTTATGTTAGCATCAATTGAACTACCTAGTAACCCAGGATCAGACAAGTAACCAATATTATCGTAGACATCTCGGCCCGTATATTGTAACCAGCCCCTACCCCTGAAGTCCCAACCATCTTGTGCAGTTAGGTTACCAGCGCCAACTTTCATGTATTGAAAACCTAGAAAATCTTTTACCAGTAATTTACTAAGGTAATCATCTCTTTCAGTTACAGGTTTATCTTTAAACTTTTTATCGATATCTCTGAAGAAAGAAACAGCCCAAACACCTTTACTCTTATCAATACCATGTTCTTTATACTTTGCAAGTAAAGTTCTATATTTACTACTAAATAAACCAGTACCATCACCAGTATCTTCTGTAAGTTGACTTAGATCTGCACCCGCCTCTTTTTGGGCAGTACCTAATCCAGCAGCTAACGATAACTTCGTCTTAAAACCAAAGTCGCCCAATGAATTTATTAAATTTAATTGATTGTCAGTAAAGTCAGGGTCAAGATAAGGAAAAGAAACTTCTGTTAAATTAGGGTTCTTAGGTTTACCGACAACACCACCTTCTGCAAAAGCGGGAAGACCACCGTTAATACGTTCTAAAAGTCCACGGTTACTTGCAGTTGCCTTAGCATTAACTACGTATTCACCATTAGACAAACGAGCAAGAATAGAGTCAGAAGTACCAGTACCGGGACCAGAGATTTTACCGCCAGTGGCATAGCCTTCTGGCATTATTAATCCACCACCTGTACCACCTTGACTAGAGCCAAATGAAAAGAAATCCTTAACAGTAGCTTTTAAAGCATTAAACTTAGCTTCAATAAATGCAAAAGCGGTATCTAAAGCAGAAACAATTGGGGAGATAACATCAGTTGCTAAGAATGTTTGGAGCTTAGAACCCCAAGAGCCTTCTTCACCAAAGAAAATATTCCAAAGTAAGAAGCCACCAGCAGCAATACCTAGTGCAGCAAGAATAACAGGGGCGGAGAGACCTGCAGCAATAGTCGCTAATAACGAACCGACAGCAGTTGTTACAATACTTACACTGGGAAATAAAGCACCGAGTAATAAGGTGCTTAATGCTAATCTAGTTAGAACAGCTTTAATAACAGGTAATGAAAAAGCAGCTAATAACCAAGCACCACTTGCAATAATCTTGCTAGCGGCAAAGGCGGCAATAGTACTAAAAGCCATTGCTGTACCAATAATTGTACCGAGCTCAACACCAGCACGAGTAAGCGGGTCTTTTACACCAAAGGCGTTTAAGGCCGCCTCTGATAGGTGACCACCAATAAGTGTACCTGCTAAACCGCCAGCAATAGAGAATGACCCACGGAAAGCACCACCCATCTTCTGACCAAGTGTTTTAGCTTTTCCTACTTCTTTAGCTTCTGTTTCAGGGTTAATTAGGCTAGGTAAGAATAGTCTTAACGCAATTGCTTTAGAAATTGCTAATAGAATAGGGGTTAACTTTCCACTTACTACTGCGAGGGTTAATCCACCAAATATTAGGCCAGCAAGGAATCCGGGGATATCGCCACCAACCCAACCAGAGATACCTGCACCGGCGAGTACCTTGTTACCGAAGTCTGAGATTAAAGTATAAATCTTACTCAGGGCTTCGCTTAATCCCTGATCACCAATAACTAGTTTTATAATAGCACCAGTTATAACTAAATTACGGAAACCTTTACTGAGAGCAAAAGCAAGTGCTAAAGAGAAAATATCGGCAAGCTGTAGCTCATTTTCTTTTGTAGCCCCAAGAAAAGCTTGAGACATCACCCTACCAATAGTAGTACCGATAGAGTCTAGTATTTTACCCGGTGTCTCAAATCCAAGCAAACCGCTAGAAGCCTTTTTATTGAACTCGTCAGTAGCGTCAGTAACACTTGATAATGAACTCTCAATTACTGCTTTTGCTGCTTTAAGTTTTTCTGTACCAACACCTTCGATATTTACCTTATCAATAAAACCAGTCATACTTAGCTTTAACTGAGCAGTGTCTAGTTTAAGAAAACCAGCTATGACTCCAACTAAGCCTAGTAACCGAGGAATCAAGCCCTCACCTATAGCAACAGTAACCGCATTAAATGATATACGTAAAGCGTTAAATTCATTATTAGCTGCTAGTTTGTTATAGATATCAAGTAATCCGCTAGTACCGTTGTTTACCTCTTTAAACAACCTTTTAACTAACTCGCTTTTCTTAGCGTTTTCTGTTAACTCACCTAAGCTATCATTAATACGTTTAACGTAGCTGTTTACTTCTTTAAGAACACCCGTATTTGCGGATACACCAATTTTAATTGAAATATCTTTGAAAAGCTTATTGAACTCAGTGCGTAGTCCTGTAAATATGTCAAATACATAAGCCTTAAACTTCTCAAGGTGAGGTTTCACCATATCGAGGAGCTTACCTGCCCACATAGTAATATCTTCAATTAAATCAGGCCAGTAAGAGTTCCCGACTACAGCATCCCAAATATTATAAAATATATCTTTAACTGCTTGACCAAACTTTGAAATGAGTGCTAGTACTGTATCTAAACCGGGTAAGAAATCAGAAAGTTTCATAGCATAGGCTTTAACTGAACCACTAATATCTATACGAGAAAGAGCACCTCGTATATCAGATATAATAGTGTCAGTATCGATAGTGATATCAGGGAGGAAAGAAATTGCCTTCCCTGCATACTCATTAAATAGCTTACCAATATCGAGAAGTATTAAACGTGCATTATCGTAAAATAATGCAATATTAAATAAGCCCTTAGCTACTGAGAATTCTAGACCATCAGCGAAGTTAAGGAAGCTCTGCGTAATTGACTGTATACCTTTAACAAGAATCTTAGAGACCCCTGATTGACGTATCATCTTATCTTGTGTAATGGCAATAGCATCACCTAAGTTAGAGAACGCGCCGTTAAGCGTATTAACTTGTCTTGAAGCTGCTCCACCAAAACCATCAGCTGCTTCCGCTACACTTTGAAAAGCTTTGTAGAATTTTTCAAAGGTCAAATTACCTTTTTCACTCTCTTTTCTCAATGCGCCCATTGATATACCCATAGCATCCGCAATTTTAGTTAGCGGGATACCTGCGTCAGTAATTTGGTTGAGTCGTTCAGCGGTTAGACGACCTTCTGAAGCCATTCTTTCAAAGGCTACAGCAACTCTATTTAGTTCTACGTCACCACCACCTACGGCGGCAACGGCATCAGAGATATTCTGAATACCTCTTTCAATTTGTGCTTGACTAGCAAAGGCTCTACTACCTGTTGTAGCAAGTCTTGCGTATGCGTCAGTTAATGCCCTAACGCTATAGGGGGTAGCAGCAACAATCTTTTGTACGGCACTAAAGGCTTGTACTGCCCTAGTTGTACTGCCTGTAGCTGTAACGAGTCTAGCATTTAATGTCTCAAAGCTAGCTGCTGTTCTGATAGCGGCGGTTCCGATAGCAGCAATAGGTAAAGCGGCAAAAGCTACTTTAGTTGCAGTTGCTAATCCACTAATTGATTTGTTGATACTTTCCGCGCTGGTTTGTACCGACTTTAGTGATGATTCTAGTTTCTTTAAATCTACCTGTGCTTGCGAGGAATCCGAACGGACTTGAATTTGAACTGCCATTCTTCTTTCTCCTTAATAAAAATGCCCTAGATGAAAACCCCTTTAATAAGAGATCACCATCTAGGGCATAAGATTATTCTTCTAAATAATCAACAACAGGGTCTTCGAGTTCACCTATTGCAATTAGTGTTTTCTCAATAAAGAACGAAGGCGCTTGCCTTGAATGTCCTTTGTTAAGAATACCGATGTAGGGAGCATCATTATCGATAATACCGATAACATCCCCATTACTACTATTTTTTTCAAACTTATAAACCCATCTGCTTCTAGCATAACCCGTATCAATAGGGGTTACTCTTGCTAAAGCCGCTGTAGCAAATTCAGTGCGATCAATTACGCTATCGTTTGCAATTTCTTTGACTTCTTCTTTTAATTTTTCTAGTTCTTTTTTGAAGTCAACTTTCACACTTAAATTTGCCATAGTTACTCCAGTATAGGTTTCCAGTTTTTATCTCCACCAACAGCACCTTGTAGCATACGCATAAAATTAGGATCAATACCTTTACTCTTGCTACCGCCTTCTAATGCTTTAAGTGATGGGAATATTTCACTCGCCTTTTTCTTAACGCCTTGAGCATTAAGTAGTAATGAAGTCCTATAATCTTCTTGCCAACCCACAGGTCTGATCTTGAAGAACTTGAACCAACCTAAGAATTCTTCGTAAGGCATTGCTAGCACGTCTGATACAGACATACGCAGGCTATACGCTAACTCATAGATAGCTTGTTCTTCCTCAGTTAGTTT